TCCATCTGTAGGATTAGCATTTATAGATATACCATTTGTACCAGAACTAGGATTTGCTGAATTTTGCCATGTGCCATTTTTAGCAAAATATAATTTATTGTTATCCATATCTAAAGCAACACTAATAATATCATTAGTTGTAAATGTACTGTAAGTTGCAATATTACTACTATTGTTTCTTATTGTTCCATCTTGACCCCAGTAACCATAACCAAAATATTTATTTCCTAGTTCATCTGTATGACTTGTTTGTGGTTCTCCCATTATACCAACACCTTGCCAAATGTTTCCTGCACCATCACTAGCACCTATTTTTACTTCCCAATAATATTTACCAGAAGATGCACCTAGTGTTGCTCTATTTACACCTGTCGCACCAGAATTAGTATAACAAGTATTATTACCATTAGACCAAGAAGCGTAAGCACCATTGTAATAATATAAAGGATTTCCTGTAGCAAAAACATTGCTTGGATTATCTTCTGTTTTTGTAAGTGTACCACCACCAACTGTAAAGTTATTACTATTACCAGATTGGTCTGTAACTGAATTACCATCTTTTAAAATAAAGAAACCATTAGTTCCATAAGTTACACTTGGAGCAGTTTTAATTGTCCATTCTCCAGTTGTTCTATCTGTTGAACCAAATGCTGATGCGTCATAAGCTGTATAAGGTGTATAATTAATATGAGACATACTTCCATCAAAATTTGTAGCACTAGGAGAACTTCCAATATATAAAGTTGCACCTGTATCGCTAAATTGTCCAAAAGCTGAATTTTGAGATGGATAAACTTCAGCACCAGAAGCAAAACTTGTTTCTTGAACTCCATTTATATAAATTTTTACTCTATCACTAGCAGTAGCTTGAGTTGTATCTACTGCATAAACAATATGATACCAAGCACTTGGGTCTCTAAATAATCTATTTGTTTTTATAAAAACTTCTTGTGCACCATTGATATAGCTATAAATAGTAAAAGCATCTGAACCATTAAAATAAATTCTAGTGTAATAAGTAGATGTTTGATATGCGTTAAATATTTGACCTTCTCCTAATTTACTTCTTTTAATCCAAGCACTAAAAGTCATTTTATTAATAGCATCTGTATTTGCATTTTTTTGTACTGCTTTTGTTAGTGATGTACTAGCCATTAGTTAAATTGTCCCCCACCTGTTGCACCGAAGCTAGAAGTGAAACTAAAGTTTCTATCTGCTGTTTGACCTTCGGCATCTGTTATTCTCAATGTAAAATTATAAGTAGTAGCTGTTGTTGATGCACCACCAAAGTCTGTAGTTGTTATCACACCTGTTGAAGAATTTAAAGTACAATTTGCTGTCGTCAATACAGAAGTTGTTTCACTAAATGTAATCGCACTATCAGAAGAACCTGCAATCGTTGCTACAGTTGAGAGAAGGTTCCTGCAATCGTACCAAGTGAACCTGCTGCAGTTGAAAATGTAGGTGCAGTAGATGCAGTTAAAATATTGTTTGTACTTCTACCTGCGTTACCATCTGGATTTTCTATTCTTACATAATAGTTACCAGAAGCTAAAGTTACATTAACTGAAAGTGTTGTTGCATTTGTAAATGCTACTGTATTAGCTAAAGTTACTGAACCATCAGTTTTAATAAATTCTACTATTGGTATAGATACAAAATTTGTACCTGTAATTGAAATCGTTGTAGCTGTTGCAGGTGCAATCGTTTGAGATACATCTGCTACAGTTGGTTTAGTTTCTGTTGCATCAATCCAAGATAATTGGTTTGTATTAGAACCTGCTGTAGCAAGTACCTGTCCACTTGTTCCTACTGATGTAGGTAATACTAAAGTATAAGATTGACCAGAACTGTGTGCAGGTGATTTAATTTTAACACCATGTGAATTTTGTGAACAGTTTAATTGTATAGCACCATCTGTAGAAGAACCATCACCTTTAACTGTTAATACTGGTGAAGGTAATCTGTCTCCATTAATAGTACCAGAAGTTATGTTTCCTGCACTAAATGAAGCTAAAGTAAATGTACCAAAACCAACAATATATAATATATCTCCAGTTGCAGCACCTGATGCTAAAACTACTGAAGTTCCACTAGATGCTGTGTAATCTGTAGGATCTAAATGTACACCATTAAGATAAACATCTATATATCCTGAATCGTATGCAAGAGTATTTCCATCTGCATCACTACCAGAAAAAGAAGTTTGGTTAGAAGTTGCTACGTATTTAAACCTAGCAGATGTACCATTTACTGAAGATCCAGCATTTTGCCATCCAGAACCTCCATAAACTTTTAAAGTATCTGAACTCGTATCAAAATAAAGGTCTCCAGAATATAATGAACTTGTAGGAGCTGATGATGCTATTCTATATACTTCGGCAAAGTTATTAATAGAACTTAAATTATTTACAGCAGTTGTTACATTTGCAGAGTTTGCTGCTAATGTATTTAATCCACTTATTGCTGTAAGTGTATTCATATCAGATACAGTTTGAGATGTACCTAAAGTATTCATATCTGCTACAGCATCACTTGTTCCAAGTAATCCTATTTGTGTAGCTTTTCCAGCTACAGTTGTTACTTCTGTTGCTTTAGGAATAAGTCTAACAAAAGTATAAGTGTTTAATGTAGAAGTTGTTTCTACTAAAATTCCAAAACCTGATGGTAAAGAAGCACTAGCTCCACATCCATTTAATGTAACTGTTGAATTTCCAACAGTACCATTAGATATAGATACTACTCCTGAACCATTAGCTGTATGAGTTGATCCTAATGTAGTAACACTAACAATAGTTCCTGCAGCATTATTTACATCTGGGTTAGCGTTAGGAAAACTTGTTTCATTTGCTATTGGAACAAATCCTCCAACATCATCTACTAAATCTATAATTCTTGCATCAATTGCTGCAGTAGTTGCAACATGAGTATCTCCAGCTGACCAAGTATTACCTGATGCAATTGTTTCACTTGAATCTTGTCTAAAATATCTAGCATCTGAACCAGCTGTAGTTAATATTGTTACTTCATCTGGTGTATGTCCTGCGTGTTCAGCAGCTGTTACTAAAACTGCATCTGCTATTTTACCAGCAGTTATTGCATCATCTGCAATTTTTGCTGTTGTAATTTGTGAGTCTGCAATATGTGCTGTATCAATACTACCATCTACATAATGTTCTGAATCTATTTGATTATCTGCTATTTTAGCATTTGTAATTTGATCTGCACCAATGTGTGCAGTATCTATTGATCCATCAACATAGTGTTCACTATCTATACTATCATTTGCTATTTTAGATCCATTAATTGAATCTGCTTGTATTTTTGCAGTAGATACTGAATCATCAGCTATTTGAGTAGTTCCTATTGAACCACTAGGTATAGATGAATTACTTTTTGAAAGAGCTGCTATATATACAACTAAAGATTCACTACTTAAATTTCCTGAATCCCAAGTTACGTTTACTGTAGTATTAGTTGAAAATGATGAACTAGAAATTGTTCCAAATATTGTACCAGGTGTTGAAGCTACTACTTTAATTCTTCTTCCAGCTTCATAAATAGAAGTTACATCTGCTCCATTAACTGTAAATGATGTTCCACTTACATATGCAAAAGTATGAGCTCCATCTCCATCTCCATAAACAATCCATTGTGAATCATTATACCATTCTCTTATATCAGCAGCAACAGCACGAAAAGCATTGTTGATATTTGAAGGCAACATACCTTCAGCTATTGATACACCTCCTACTGATGTATTGTTTGCTGCTGTACTACTATAGGCTTTTATTCCTGCCATAATTTTTTACTCCATAAACCAAATAAATGCTTTATCTCTTTCGTTATTATTTTTATTAACTAATGTGTTAATTGCTTCTTCTATTTGTCTTTGGAAAAACTCTTGTGTTTCCATTGAATATCTTACGTTATCTATATCTACTGAATCTGTCATTATCTATATCCTGCTTTAGATGCTACTATATGCATACCTTGTGCATGTTCAAAATTTGTTCCAGAAGGTATTTTAACATTAGCTCTAATATATCTTCCTGATTGTCTAACAGGATTAATTCCACTATCTACCATAGAAGATGAACTAGACTCTGTTTCTGTGTCTGCTAATCTTTCTCTAGTTTTTACAGTAACTGTTGCTTCTGCATCTACTATTGGTCTTACTCC